TACGATACGTTCCAAGCTGCACTCGACATGGCAGACGTTATGGTAGGTCACAACATTAAGTTTGATTTAAACTGGATAAAATCCTGTGGGTGGAAATATGACGGTCCCGTATATGACACGATGGTTGCTGAGTACTTACTCGCTCGGTCAAGGAAATGGGCTTTGTCGCTCGATGCGTTATCGAAACGTTACGAAGTTACAGAGAAGAAGAAAGACCTCACGGAAGGGTATCTCAAAGACGGAAAGACGTTCGCGCAAATCCCTCCAGACATTGTTGAGGAGTATGGCATCGCTGACGTCGAGGCAACTTGGGAGGTCGCTAAGAAACAACTGGAAGAAAAGTACAAGACCACGTGGGAGGTGATGTATGGCTAAGAAAGGCAGACACGTTAACGGACACTTCTGCGAGAAGCACACTGCGGCACGCTTGACTGAAGAGGATGTGAAGCTCATCATGCAACTCGTAGATGATTTATCGCTAGGTGAACTAGCGGATAAGTTTGAGGTATCGAAGACTGCAATCTTTGATATCAAACACGCTAGGTCGTGGAAATATCTCACTGCTCCTTTGGAGAATTAAATGTCAAATAAACTAATACCAACCTTGCAGCTCACCCTGCAAATGACATCGGTACTCGCCGACATCGAGCGCACCGGTATCAAGATTGACCCTGTCGAACTCGACAAGATTGAGAAAGAGTATCGTGCCGAGATGGAAGAGCTTAAAGTAAAGCTCGAGGACATGGCAGCTACTGCAATGGGCGACACACCAATCAACCTTGCAAGTGCCGACGATAGGTCTATGCTCTTCTACTCACGTGTGGTGGGAGACAAGAACAAGTGGAAAGACATCTTTAACTTAGGTAGCGAACTTCGCGGTTCGACACGTAAGCAAAAGCAACGTCCACATATGAGTAAGAAGGAGTTTGCTCGCCACGTTAAGGACAACACAACTATTCTATTCAAGACCCGTGTGCGCCGCTGTATGTCATGCAATGGTGAGGGTCGATATCGTGTAACCAAGAAAGATGGCACGCTAGGTAAAGCGATGCGTATCTGTAAAGAATGTGAAGGTAAAGGAGTCATTTATGAAAACACAAACGAAATTGCGGGTTTTAAGATCATTCCACGCGATGCTTGGGATACTGCCGCAGCGGGTTTCAAGACGGATCATGCTACACTTGGAGAACGTCTTACTGAACTCTCAGGAGAAGCTCGCGAATTTGCCGAAGCTTATTCCAGATACAACGCTCTTAGAACGTACCTCTCGACGTTCGTCGAAGGATTAAAGAACAACCGTGATAAGGACAACATTGTTCACCCTGACTTTATGCAGTGTGTTACGGCTACTGGTCGCTTGTCGTCTCGTAACCCGAACTTCCAGAACATGCCGCGGGGATCAACCTTTGCAATACGTAAGGCAATCGTCTCGCGCTTCGACGGGGGAAACATCATGGAAGCCGACTACTCGCAGCTAGAATTCCGAGTGGCAGGTTTTCTTGCCAATGACCCACAAGCGTACTACGACGTGGAGAACAAAACGGACGTACACAGCGTGACAGCGGAGATCATCGGATGTAGCCGACAGGACGCGAAGGCACATACCTTCAAGCCCCTGTATGGTGGCACGACAGGCACGCCCGATCAGCAACGCTACTACCGTGAGTTTAAGAACAAGTACGCGGCAGTACGGGAATGGCACGACAGGCTACAGGCGGAGGCGGTGGAGAAAGGATATATCACCCTACCTTCGGGTCGTCAGTACGCGTTTCCGGGTGTAAAATGGACGGAGTGGGGTACGGCTACTCAACGTACTTCGATCTGTAACTACCCCGTACAGGGCTTTGCGACAGCGGACCTGCTCCCTATCGCATTGGTCTATCTGAGTAAATCGATGAAAAAACTTGCATTGAAGAGTGTCATCTGTAACACTGTTCATGACAGTATAGTCCTTGACGTTTACCCCGGAGAGGAAGATACTTGTACCCAACTCGTGGCGGAGGCGATGCAGTCTCTTCCAAGTGAGTGCCAACGTCGATACGGTGTACACTACGATATGCCTATCGGGTTGGAAATTAAGATGGGTCCGAACTGGTCGGATACCCATGTAGTATTGAACGTTTAAATAGTAAATTGGAGAACGTAATGAGCGGATTAGCTTTAGCAGAAAACGCATTCGACAACATGTTGGAAGCAATGAAAGGCGGTGATCGTGAGGGCTTGATGGCTTTGACAGGTCAGACTACTGAGGACAAACCAAAGACAGGTCTGGCACGTTTGAACATCAACTACGACTCAGAGACCGACGAAGGTGTTTCACTACCACGTGGTCAGTGGAAAGTATTCTATGATGGTGAGTTCGTGTATTCGGACAGCGTGGACTTCCGTCCTATGGTACGCACCTACGAATGGTCTGTTTGGGACCAAGAAGAAGGCAAGTTCTCTTGCCGTTCTATTCAAGCACCTAGCTTGGAGTTCGCATTCCCAGACACTGCCGGTGGCAACAAGTGTGGTCGTTTGAGTAAGTCAGAAGAAGAGCAGTTGGGTGAAGATCACCCAGACACTCTCGCTTCACGTCTTGCTACGTGTAACCAAGTGTTCTACGCCGTCGTCTCGATGAAGGGCAAGAATGCTGAAGGTAAAGCGGTTGAGATTAAAGACCTTCCGGTCGTTGCGTACTTTAAACGCTCGGGCTTCCGTCCTGCACGTGAAGCTATCGAGAAGTTGGGTAAGACTGCATTGATGAGCGAGGTAGTATTTGAATTGACTACCAAGCGCAACAAGATGGGTTCTGTAATTTATTACACCCCAGTCTTCACCCAGAAAGGTAAAGCAAAGATGGACGACTCTGCGTTGGAAACAACCAAGATGTTCTTAGACGGTGTTAAAGCCTCTAACAACGCTATCCTCGAACAGCACCGCGAGTCGGTGAAAGCGAAAGCTAATGACGAGGATATCGACTTGGCAGCAGACTTTACCTAATGTTATCGGAAGTCATCATTAAAGACTTCCTTCAGAAAGCAGTACGGGGGGAGGTAACAGTCCCCCCTTCTGTTACTGAGGAATTTGCACGTGACTGCAAAGCTGCCTTTGAGAAGCAGTTTGGTGGTCGTGGTCAGGAGTGGCGTATCCGGATGTCAGGTCTGGGTCACCCGCTCTGTCAACAAGTCATGGGACGTGACGGGAAGCAGGAAGAGATGCAGTACAATGCGATCTTCCGTTTCCTTATCGGTGACCTTGTCGAAGCAGCAGTGATGGCTGTAATGAAAGCGTCAGGCATTGATATTGTTGAGGAACAGGGAGAGTGTTCACTAACTTTGGCTGATACCGAAGTGCGCGGCACCCTCGACGTTGTCTTGGATGATCCTGTTGACGGGAAAAAAGTCTGGGACATTAAATCTGCAAGCCCATTTTCCTATTCACAAAAGTTCGGAAAAGGGTATGATAATATGAAGGGCGACGATCCGTTCGGGTACCTTGTTCAAGGCTACCTCTATGCAGCATCGAAAGACCTACCGTTCGGTGGGTGGATTGTCGTAGATAAATCGTCTGGCGAGATTCAGTTTGTACAGGCTCCAGACGTACAGGACGAAGACCGTAAAGAATTCATAGGCGTTGCGGAAGAGAATATCCGTAAGCTGAACTCAGGTCACACCTTCAAGCGTCCGCCAATGAAACCCGAAGACGAGTGCTACACCGTAAAAGGCGAGAAGATTTATACAGGTAATAAACTTCTCAACAAGCAGTGTACGTTCTGTGGCTACCGTTCTGAGTGTTTCCCCAAAGCTATTCAGCACCCGAAAGTCACGTCGAAGGCGAAGTCTAAGCCCCTCACGTGGTATCACACACTAAAAGTGAAAGAGCTATGAACGAAAAGGACCTAAAGAAAGTAATCGATTTGCAGCAGCGAATCATTAAGTTACGTGAAAAGATTCAGCAGGACGTAATCCGCCACAACAAGATGGTGGTCGAAGAACTCCGTCCGATGGCAGAGGATATCTTACACAACACAATTTACGAGCATGAAGGCTACACGTACCGACGAGGTCGTGTGTTCTCTCAGCTAGAGCTAAACGACTACGGTCTCGGCGTCAAAGCAGACGCGTTAGCTACCCTACGTAAATTGGAGAAAGAAGATGCCCCTGTTGTTGATGAAACAAGTAGAAAAAAATCTACTGAGTCTGAATCCTAACGCGCACTGCGTTTACATCGAAGGTGACCGCGGCACCGGAACCCCGTACATACGTTGGGGCAGAGTCTTTGAGAGAGCCTATCCGCTGACTTTGTGGGCAGACATAGGGAAGGCTACACTAGGACACACAACGTTCCGTAGAGACCAAGACGTGCTGTCTCAGGAGATGGCGCGGATTCAACGGGTCCTCTCAATGGGGGTAATCGTTCTATTTCCGGCAGAAGAATATGCGGATGCCATCGGGCAGCTCCGTGACACGAGTCCTCCCCTCGCAGAATACGTGATGAATTACGTAGATATCTGGCAAAACCTATGAAACCACAGCGACATAAATTCCGCTCTGACTACGAATTGCAAATTGCAAAAGCCCTAGCGGAAGCAAAAATCCCGTACGACTACGAGATGTATAAGCTCGAGTACGTACCCAAACCTAAACAGTACCTTCCTGATTTTTATTTACCTGACCAAGATATCTACATCGAAGCGAAGGGATATTTCTCCCCCGCTGACCGTACGAAGATGCGTTTGGTGATTGATCAGAACCCCGATGCTGATATCCGTATGTTATTCCTGCGGGGCAATAACAAACTTAATCGCACCAGTAAAACAACTTATGGGACATGGTGTGATCGCTACGGTATAACATGGGCAGAAGGTATCCACATACCCCAAGAATGGATGAAGAAAAAATGAAAGATTATGACTCGGATGAATTTGAGCAAGCAGGTTTACTAAAAGGTCGTTACTACCTTGTTTTAGAACCGCTGAAAGATGAAGACGGGGTAGACATCACTTCGTTTTCCGTGCGTGCATACGCCACGTCACCAACCATCGTGGTGAACGAAGGTGAAGAAATATATGACCCGACGTATGTCGTCCTTCAAGGGCTTCTCGGGCAACTAAATGATGACTTCGACACCGTGTATGAGCACGGCTTGGAGCGTGTGACTCTCGAAGCTATCGCCGACGAAGTCCCTGAAGATGAAATAGACCCCGCCAATCTGAAGCGTATCCGCGAGATTGAGGGTAATGTTATCGAAGTTGAATTTGGACCATTGCAATGACAAACACAGATAAGCAAGTTGGCGGTGACCACTACGCCAAAATGAAAATACAACCCATCGAGTTTATCACTCAGAATGAACTCTCGTACATGCAAGGCAATGTAATTAAGTATGTATGCCGTTACAAAGACAAGAACGGTATTGAAGACTTGAAGAAGGCTAGGCACTACATCGATATGATTCTCGAGAAAGAATACGGTGTGTTTAAGGTACAAGGGTATTTTAAGTGAAAAAAATAAAAATCGACTACTCAAGAGATGAGAACTTTACTGAACAAGCAATGAAGCTTTTGCAGGACTACTACCTTAAAGAGGGTGAGAACAGTCCACAAGACGCATTCGCACGAACTGCGCTAGCTTACTGCGAGGGCGACTATGAATTTGCACAGCGAATATATGATTATGTTAGTAAACGTTGGTTTATGTTTGCTAGTCCTGTACTCTCTAACGCACCACGAGATGGAGAACCAGTACGAGGCTTACCCATATCTTGCTTTCTTACTTATATCGGCGACAATCTCGAGTCTCTTATTGCTCACAACGCTGAAGTGGCTTGGCTATCTGTAAAGGGTGGTGGTGTAGGCGGTCATTGGTCGGACGTACGGGGCATCTCAGATAAAGCCCCGGGTCCTATCCCATTCATGAAGGTTATCGATTCTGGCATGCAAGCATGGAAGCAGGGTAAAACCC